GAATACAAGAAGCCAAAATACCAAATATAGTACTCGGGTGGATTTCACAGTGCGTATATTTATATACGTAGTTTGCTTTACTTTTATTCAAGTCACTGGGTTTCATCGCTATCATACTATAATTTTTTTCACATGCATCAATATATTCAATAACACTATTGTTTTCGTCAAATATATCCAACAATAGGTCAAGCCATTTCATTTCTTTTTTTTTCAGTTTTTCAATATGGGTTTTATTCAACACTAACTTATTGTCAATAACACGTAAGACTGGTCGCGTTAGCCTTCCAGCGTCATTGATGACCCTGATTTCTTTCTTACGAAAATCAAATACAATTGCCGCGTAAATATTAATAATACCTTTATATTTCTTTATTTTCAATGAATTATATAATTCAATCGGATTGTCGGTGTTTCCAATCCAGGCACCATTTACAAAAACCTTCACATTTTCTAAAAGTTCTTTTGTTGTCATATCTTCAAAGGCCTTAATATATGGCTTTACGTAGTCATAAATACCATTGCTATTTGCTGGAATAGTTACATTTGTCATATAACTAAGATTTTTCACGACACCAACGGAACCACCCTCTGGTGTTTCTGCAGGACAAAGGAAACCCCAAGATGTATTGTGTAGTTTGCGAGGCGGAATTAATTTACCACTTTTATCAATAGGCGTATTAATACGCCTAAGATGACTTAGACTCGAAATATAGGTCAGTCTATTAAGAACCTGTGCAACGCCTACTTTATTACTGGATGTTTGTTTGATACCAAAATCACCTGTTGCAAGTGCTCGTTTAATACCATTTTCGATAGTTGTCGATTTTACAATTTTATATATATTTGTCATATTCACGATTGAACAATAATCTTCGGTTGTTCTCCAAGAACCATTATTGATTTCCCTCACTATTTGTTTTGACATATCTTTTACTAGTTTATTGAAGTAATTACGAAACAAGTTATTAAGAAGTGTTCCGGTCAAATCAATGCGCTTATTCAAATACGAATCTCTGTCGTCTGGTTTATTAATACCTAGACTGCAACATATCAACCTGTTTGCCATATAGCCTAGGAAATATAGTTTTTGTGTATGGGTTCTACAATGCGGAAATAGGTCATCAGTTAATACATTAATAGTGAATTCCAGTTTTTTCCTTGCTCCTGTTTCCTTATCCATATTCAAAGGAGTATACATTGCATGTGATGTTATATATTTCAATGCTTCTTCCTTGGTCAAATATGTATTTGAGTCAACAATAGATCCACGAATAGATATCATTATTTTTTTTATAAGTTCATTATCATTATTCGTATCCAATACAATGTGTTTACAGATTTCTTCATCTGAAATAACACCAAGTGCTCGATAAATAATAAACAGTGGAATTGGATTTTTAATTCTGGGTATTTGCAGATAAATGCCTTTACCATATCCATTACTTTTAGACGAAATATATAGCGATATTTGTTTAGGAGAAATGCACTTGAAATCTGGAACCGATTTTATTTCGGCCAACCATTCCCATTTGCTATTGTTTTTTGAGATATTAAAACATTGAACTTGATTTTCTGCCGCGCGTTCTTGACCCAAGCAAGTTTTTTCTGAACCATTAATAATAAAATAACCGCCTGGGTCCATATAACATTCACCACTTACATTATTATTAATATGTTTATACTGCTGAAGAACACAAATGCATGAATTTAACATAATTGGCAACTTTCCAATATGTATTTTCGGTATTTTTTTGCACAATGTTTGCTCAGACTCTAGTTTAGGACCATTTCTAATGATATATTTAATGTTCATATCCAATGTCATATTCGAAGCGTAGGTAAAATTGCGCAACCTTGCTTCCTGGGGAAACATTAGTTTGGTTGCTCCATTATTTTCGTGGATTTGCGCGCGTTGAATACTGAAATCGTCAAATGTTATAAAAATTTCCAATGAATATTTATCAACTTCCTTTACATAATCGTGTTCCGATTTAATACGCACCGGATTAAACATTGAAATTGTCTTGGGAATTTGTATTTGAACAAAATTATTATAAGATTCTAATTGATGTCGTACTGCCTGTTGCAAATGAGCCCCGTCAAAATAAGATTCAATTACTTTCCACGCTTCTTCTGCATATTTATCAACGTTAATAGTATTATCCTTTTGGGCAGCCATGTTTTTATATGACATATGTGGTAATAGATAAATCAATTTATTTTTAAATTAGTTAATAATATGTTTAAATAATGAAATAATTTTTTAATATTATTATATTTATGGCGCAAAAAACTATAAAACTTAATCCTGATTTTTTGTCATTAAATGGACGTAAATCTGAAAATAAATCAACGAAGACAAAAAAAGTGAGACCAACATCTATTGTAAAACCAAATAAATTACGAAAAGAATTATTGACACGCATTAAAAATCATCAACATAAAGCCGATGTCGAAACCAAAACGAAGAATAATTTAGATAAAAAAGAAAGTAATGATATTTTTAAATTTGACGATGATTTCACTAAATCTATGGATTATTTGGAAGAATTATCGAAAAATAAAAGGATTGAAAAAAATAAACAAAAAAATATGAAAAAAACCCGTAAACATATGAATAATAATCAACAATCCGCACCCATTATTGTTAACACTTCATTACCAGATGAAATGAAAGCATCCAATATAAAAGATATAACCAATAATATTAATCCTATAAACACGAACGTTAGTATTCCAAATCTTATTAATGAAACCGTTTCTCTCGTTAATGACACTATTATGCCTACTATAATACCCGGGTCTATGCCTCTACCAATTCTAACTAACCAGCCTACATACAGTTGTTTAAAAAATGGCACCAGACCAACATACAAGCAATTATTTACTCGTAAAGCGGGATTTACACAAAATGAACAACCTAAACCAATTACAATAGAAAATAGCCAAACGCCACTCATAGCGATTCCAGAGAGAAAAGCAAAATTACAAGAGTTAAAAAAAAAATATAAAAAGGAAATTAAACCTGTAAGACAAAAAAAATCAAAAACAATCAGATTTAATCTAGGCAAGAAAGACAATAATGTATCGGTTTTAATTAAAAACAACGATACACGTAGAAAAATTAAAAAGGCGCACGGCGATTTGAAAAAAAACAACATCCTCGACATTAAAAAATACCTTAAAGAACATAATTTATTAAAAGTCGGAAGTGAAGCCCCAAATGATGTTTTGCGACAACTATATGAACAATCCAGACTAACAGGAGAAATAAATAATAGTAACAGTAATAATCTAATTCATAACTATTTATCGAAATAACTTAACCACAAAGGTAACATTATTATTTAGTTAGATACACGATAACATATTTTTAAATAATATAAAGATTTTAAGACCTTATATTATTAATGACATCCATTTATAATGATTATTTTTCTTATGTTAAAAAATGGAAAAATATATACGGAGAGAAAACTCTTGTTATAATAGAGGTTGGTAAATTTTACGAAATATATGCTTTGAAAGACGACGACGGCAATATACATGAGAATGATATGGAAGCCGTTGAACAAATGAGTTTTCTAAATATTGGCGATAAAAAATGTAAATACAACAACATGAATGTATTACAGGCTGGGTTTAATACAATGGGTTTGGACAAATTTGTTAAGATTTTTCAAGAAAATCTCTATACAACTGTTATTTATGAACAAGATTCGCCAGGGAAAAATGCAACACGCAGTCTATCACAAATAATCTCTCCTGGAACTTATATAGACGATGATTCTTCGTGTATTTCAAATGTCACGTTATGTATTTGGATTGAACATACGAAATCAAGGAAAAAAATGAAAGAATCGATTACATTTGGGGTTTCTTCGCTAGACATTTTTACAGGAATGACTACATTATTTGAAACTACAATTGACCATAATCATAGTCCTAATTCATATGACCAATTAGAACAACTAGTTTCGATATATAACCCAAAGGAAACTATACTAATTTCTAATCTAGATATTAATACGATTAACGATATTAAGATATATATTGGTCTAGAAGACCATAAATGCTATATAGTTGAACACACAAAAGAAGAGTTTTTATTATCTAAATACGTCGTAAATTCATTTAAGCAAAATTATCAACTAGAAATACTATTGAAGTATTATCCTAATGTTCCAAATGATATAATAGAAGGTGAATTGATTTATGGTTTTGGTTTAGGTCTCCAGTGTTTCATAGTGCTTCTTGATTATATGTATGAACATAACTGCGATTTTATTAAAAAGCTCTATTATCCAGAATTTACCCATAATCAAAATAAATTGGTTTTGGCTAATTATTCTCTCAAACAATTAAATATAATTGATGATAATAGACATACGGGTAAATTAAAATCGGTTGGTAACTTTCTTAATAACTGCTTAACTTCTATGGGTAAGAGGAAATTCTTGTATGACTTGCACAACCCATCAACAGAGGTCGAATTACTAAATTTATCTTATGAACTTACAGACAGTGTTCTACGCAACAACGAATATGAACATTATAGGAAAAAAATTAAAAACATTATTGACCTAGATAAATTTAAACGTCTTCTTTTGATGAATAAGATAACACCAAAAAAATTAGCAAAGATACATTCTAATTTAGTGAATGTTGTTGAATTGGCAAAATATACAAGTGAAAATAACGATTTTATTCATACAAATTTAATTAAATCTATTAATAATACCAATAATAACCCTCAAGAAAATGCGCAAATTATTATTGATGAGATGGAAAGTACACTTGATTTATCTCTATCTGCAAATATTAGTGAAACTTCACAAGAATATTTATCTTTATTAGATATTGAAAATCTTTATTTTATTAAAAGAGGTAAATCCTCAGAAATAGATTCTTTGTTAAATGAATATTCTAAACAACTAGATCTTCGTCTTCAAATACAGAAACAACTATCAACTATTATTTGTAGTGCAGAAAAAAAACCTGCGGCAAATGATTACGTAAAATGTAATAACTCATCAAAAACAGATAATGAACTCTTTGCGACAGATAGAAGATGTAAATTGTTGTTGAATTATATTAAGAATTTACGCCCTGAAAACAAGGTGATTAAAATTGTGTATAGTGGAAATGACAACGTTAAAGAAAATTTTTTATTACACATGGAAGATATTGTTATCAAAAATAAAGGAAATAGCAAGCAAGAGCGAAACATTACGAGTCCTCAACTGAAAGAAATAATGACAAATATACATAATAACTTATCTAAACTCGTAGATAATGTTATTATATTTTATAAAAACTTTATAGTGAACCTTACTAACTACATTGACCAATTTGATGTGGTTATTGCTTACGTGTCAAATATCGACGTTCTTCAAAACAAGGGATATATTGCCCATAAATATAATTACTGTCGTCCAACGATAGATTGTGAAAGGACCGATAAATCATATGTTGATGTTGAAAAGTTACGCCACCCATTAATTGAGCATTTACAACAAAATGAAATATACGTTACCAATGATTTGAAAATCGGCATTGACGATTTTGACGGACTCTTGCTATACGGAACTAATGCTGTTGGTAAGACCAGTTTTATACGCGCTATGGGTATAGCTGTTATTATGGCTCAATCTGGATTATATGTTCCGTGTAGCTCTTTTACATACACACCATATGATTATATTTTTACAAGAATATTGGGCAATGATAATTTATTCAAAAGTCTCTCCACATTTGCTGTTGAAATGTGTGAGTTGCGAACTATATTGAAAAATTCTAACGCAAATAGTCTTATTTTGGGCGATGAGTTATGTTCAGGAACCGAAAGTAGTTCGGCTCTTAGCATATTTACAGCAGGGCTACAAAATCTTCATAAGAAAAATAGCACGTTTTTATTTGCTACGCATTTTCACGAAATAATTAATTATGAAGAGGTTATTGATTTGACACGTATTAGGATGATGCACATGGAGGTTATATACGATGAAGCCAACGACTGTTTAGTATATAATAGAAAATTAAAAGAAGGACCCGGTAATTCAATGTATGGTTTAGAAGTCTGTAAATCGCTTGGATTACCCGACGATTTCCTGAAAGAAGCGATGGATATTCGAATTAAATATAATGAGGAAAATAGTGGTGTTCTCTCACATAAACAATCACATTATAATGCAAAAAAAATAAAAGGTATGTGTGAAGTTTGTAATGAAAAAATAGGCGAAGATATACATCATTTACAATATCAAAATCGCGCAAATGACACAAATAATTATATAGATGATTTCCATAAAAACCATAAAGCGAATTTAGTTAATATATGTAAGAAGTGTCATGATAATATTCATCAGAATGATACACAATTTAAAAAGACTAAAACTACCAAAGGGTATAAACTACAGCAAATATAAATAAAAAATATTAATTATAAATATTAATTATAAATATTAATTATAAATAAAAATATTAATTATATTAAATGTTTCAATAATAATAATTTGTTTTAAATTATTATTATTTTAAAAACTAAATACTTTATGCTACTAAATCATCTCCCCCTTCACCTTCCTCTTCTTCATCATTTGGGTCAGCCTCCTCTATTAATTTCACGTGCTCCCACACCACTGTATTCTTTTTACGTTTGCTCTTACCATATTTTGCATCCATATAATCATTCAGTTCTTTACCCTTCGGTACATTACCGCGCCCATAGTTCGATTCATACCATTCTTTGAATTTACCCTGTAAGACCGTCTTCTTAATAACCTGGTTCTTTTCACGAACGACCATATCCTTATCAAACTCTGTCAAATAATCCTGTCCCTCTCTGTAACTATCACTGCTATTCATCACAATATTACAGTCAGATACTTTACCTCGGTCTTTATCCTCCTGTTGAAACAAGAGATTTACAAACATCGACAATAATACAGGCGCCCATTTATTGAATTTACTATCAATGTTCTTATCAATAGGATATTGATGTGGAAATGATTCTTTCGGAAACTTTTCATCCTCTTCATACGGTTTATCCAAGAACTTCGACACAAAATCACATACGCGAATACGTCGCCATGTACCATCGTCATTACTCTTAATATCGAACAGTGTATTAGTACAAACGACCAGTTTAAACTGAGGAATAAATGTGATTGTGTCTTTAAATAGAGCACGACCTTGAATTGGATCACCACCTGTAATCTCTTTCATAATACCCTCATTAATTTTATCACCCTTTGAAGGCTCCTGCATTACGGCGTAACGCGTTCCCTTTAATTGAACAATTTCCGAAGATGTGCTACCAATACTATTACGTTTCTGTGTAATTAATGTGATTGGAATAGTGCCCTTATAATCACCTAATACTTTCGACATTAGGTCTACTAGTTTGGATTTACCATTTCTACCCGAACCAGTGTAAATATTAAATGTTTGATTCAATATTGTTCCCAAACAACAAGATGACAAATGTTCCCACATATAATGACACAGTTCCGGATTTGGAAACAATTGGTGAAAGAATTCAGTAATTTCCTGCATCGTATCATAATTTTTGGTTTCATTATACTGTACGTAATCGATATTTGTACAATTTGACAAATAATCTTCTGGAAGTCCTTTGCGATGTAGCTTCTTCTCAAAATCAATAACATAGTTCTTGCAACATAACAAATAAGGATTCTGGTCCAGTTTATTCATAAAATCGCGGTCGTAAAACAAACCAGCACATTCCTTCATAATGTTACTCTTCCAACTGGTCTTTCGCAAGTAATTTGTAATATCACACAGCCTATTAATCTGTCTTTTCCTAGCCTCATAGTTTTCATTTTGCTCTTCCATATTATTTAAATTGTGGCATTTTTCTGAAATAATTTTCTGATACTGGGTGTGTAAATCTGTGGATATTAAATTACGTAGTGTATTTGCAGAATCGTCTTCAAACCATCGTTGGTTCTTAAATGTATACCAACATTCTTGCTTTATACTCACACAAACAAAGACATCTTTATATAATTGCTTTGCAACGCGTGCGATTTCATATTCTGTTGCCCCCCTATCTTTGTTATCCGGAGACATCGCAATTGTCTCGTCAATTAGAGCCCTTACTGATGTTTCATTGATTTCGTCATATCTTTTTCGGTTATCTTCTCTGCACCAATACCGAATAGACTGTGCCGTCAATCCTCCCTCGCTATTGGAAGTCTCAAAATCATCCCACTGATTCCACAAATCATCCACATTATCCCAATCAAAATCGTTATTTGCTCCACTTAACGTGGCACGACAATTATCCTGACTACTAAATCGGAGAAATATCAAAAATCCTGTCCTATTATCTTTTCGCGATACAGAATTGGAAAGGGCCCATCCTACTCGAATCCATTTTGTGAAACTACCAGGACCATAATACTGGTTTGGTAGAGCCATCGTAAAATCGTGGATTTCTTTGATAGAATAATCAGTCTCTGGATCCTCAAATATATCTTCCAATAAATCATCCAATACTTGCTGGTTTTTAATATCGTTCATTTTTAGATTCTCAACTGATATCGTTTTACGTAATGGTTTTGTTGCAGACTTATTATTCTTAGATAAATGCTTCTTATTATCCTCGATTGTGTCCTCCATTTCATCCCGCACTTTATATATCGGATATGACTTACAACGTGCCGATAATTTATATATATTTTCCCCCATATCAAAATTATTCAAATTTTCTTCGCTTGTTGACCACCCAAGTGTCTTCTTTTTAATAATCAAAAGCTGTGTAAGGACATATGCGTCATGATTCGGTTTACGCGAACCATATAATTGCCAATTTGTATATCCTTTTACAACGCCTTCATCTAATACATCATCCCAGCTATTGATAATCGGCAAATCATCCCATACATCCGACATTATTTTTACCAATTCAGTTCGAATGTAATTTTGAACCGATTTATGAGCTGTTAATCCTATCAACAAATGAATACCATCCTTTGTTTTCTCCTTTAATTTATTTACGTTCGGTTTTTCCATCACATATATTTCTATGCTTGTGTTTTCCGGGATATCGATAACTTTATCACATATTGCCATATAACTCATAACAAAGTCAACAATATTCTCCTTATTGTGCTGCCGAGATATAATTGTTGTGTCATAATGTAAATCCAAATCTAATAATATAGGACCATCTTCTATCAACTGTTTTTCAGTTAGATATTCGATGTTATTTTTCACAAAAACGTGTTTATAATATTTGTCCAAAAATACACTATATTCACCCTCTGGAATATGATAGTTGCCGCCATATATATTTGCTTCCTGACTACCTATTCGTGTATTAGTAGATTCTTTATTACCGTCGCATTTTCTTTCTTTCAAATAAGCTGGTAATTTATATTTGTCAATATCTTGTACTGACATATTGAATATATTATAGCAAGATTATTTTAGGTCAATTTTTTTTTAAATTAAATGTTTAATATGTGTTTTATTTAAACGCAAACTCATCATAATTTTTATCAATTAAATATTTATATAAAACTATCTAAATATTATTTGCTTCTTTTAATAAATGGCACAATTGGAAAATAATATTAAAAAACCAAATAATTCAACCGATAATACTATTGTTATTAAAAAAGAAACTATTAAAAGATTGGCTTCTGATGTGAAGGATATTATGAAAGATCCATTAATTAGCGAAGGAATTCATTATATTCACGATGAAGATGACATTTTATTAGGAAAGGCTCTTATAATTGGCCCTTCTGATACACCGTATGCTAACGGTTATTATTTTTTTAAATTTAAATTTCCGGCCGATTATCCTTATTCTCCTCCACATGTTACTTATCATACGAATGATGGAGTAACTAGATTTAATCCAAACTTATACCGAAATGGAAAGGTTTGCCTCTCCATTTTAAATACGTGGAGAGGTCCTCAATGGACGTCGTGTCAAACTATACGTTCGGTCTTGATGTGTTTGTGTGGCTCGGTTCTTAACGACGAACCCTTGTTAAATGAGCCAGGTATCACGAAAAATCATGGAGATTACAAAAATTATTTAGATTCAATCAGATACAAAAATTACGAAACTGCTATTTTATCTATGCTGAATAGTGATTATATACAACAACAATTTACCGATTTTTATAGCATCATTGTGAATAATTTTTTAGAAAATTACGACATTATTATTAATCAGTTGAATAAAGATGCTATTGATGATGCCATTATTACAATTTCGATATATAAAATGACTACTTCGATTAAATATATGCGCGTAAAAGAAAAATTAGAAACCTCATTTGTTCAGCTACAGCAATATAAGGATTTATTGGAATAAATTATAGCCATCATACTATTTTATTATTTGTATTTATTTGTATTTATTTTATTATTTGTATTTATTTTATTTATTGTATTTTTATAAAATATTTATAGCAATATTCTATAAAATTGAATTTAAAAATCATTTATTTTAACTATATATATAATGAACTTTTGTAATGGATGCAGTAATATGTATTATCTTAAAATTAATGAAGGAGGGGAGAATACTAAGGATAAGCTGATATTTTATTGTAGGAATTGCGGCAATGAAGAAACCAATTTAACAGCCGAAAATATCTGTGTTTCGTCATTTGAGAACGTCGATAATAATGATAATCACGAAACATATATTAACGAATTTACGAAATTAGACCCAACTCTTCCTAGGATTAATAATATTAAATGTCCTAATAGCACTTGTGACACTAATTCGACTACTGATCCAACAAAAAAAGAGATTATCTATGTTCGTTATAATGATATTGATATGAAATACGTATATTTGTGTTCTACGTGTAATACTATTTGGAAAACCAGGATTAATAATTAATAAATTGAATTAATAATAAAGTGTTTATGATATGTATATTATAATATGAATCAAATGAATGAAGAAGAAGATTTAGGAAATTATTCTGATAAAGAACCAGATGTTGTCGAGGATAACGATGATGAAGTTGTCGATGATGAAGTTGTCGATGATGAAGTTGTCGATGATGTTTCGATTATTTCAGAAGATGACGATTTTGATGATTTGGAAGACGACAACGCGTCTCAAACCAGCACAACAAATGAAGGTGATGATGGTGTTGAGGAAACAAAGGGAAATGATAATCCAAATATGACTCAAAATATGACTCAAAATATGTCATACTATGTTTCCGACGATGAAAGCGAGGATGGAGAGGATTATTTATACAAACTAGATGAGAATGTTAAAACCAATTTTATTAGCAAACACCACCCCGAAGCATCCATTCATAATTTTGACGAAGTTAGAAAACTTTCAGTTGTAGTTAGAAATGTTAAAGGTATTATTGTAGACCCTCTTCATAGAACAAATCCTATTATGAGCAAGTATGAATATACAAGAGTTCTAGGGCAACGTGCAAAGCAAATTGAAGGTGGTTCAAAACCATTTGTTGAAGTTGAGCCTAATATTATTGATAGCTACATTATTGCTGAAAACGAACTAAGAGAGAGAAAAATCCCATTTATTATTAGAAGACCTATACCCAATGGTGGTTTTGAATATTGGAATATTAATGATTTGGAAATATTGATTTAATTTATATAATATTATTTTGTAATAATATTATTTTGTAATAATATTATTACTCTATTAATTGTCTAATATTACCTATATTTTTTATTTTTTAACACTTCCACCGATTTCCACAATCGATACATGTTACAAAAGTAGTCATTGGTTCATCAGCCGACCTTGTCTGTAGCTGATAATAACTACACCGTTTTGATTTACACCTGCGACAAGTAAAATTATCGGTGTTTGCGTCCAATTGAGGATTATACATATTGTTATCGCGAATTTTTTTATTATTAATCAACCTTTCCCAACGCTTTGGGTTCATTTCTTGATGCGTCATAAATGCAATTTTATGTGGCTTGATTTCGTTAGTCATAAGGATATTCATTAGTTCCTTGTTATGTTTCAGATTATGCATTATTGTTCGCAATCTCTCAACATATAGAACTACAAAATAATTATTATCCCATTTTCGAACAATGTTCTTTTCCTTTGCAACACTAATACTATAATTAAGTATTCCCTTTTCTAAGTTACATATGATTTTCTCATCATTTATTAATTTATGAAGTTCTGTTCTAATATTAGTCCTAAACTTGTCAGGGTCTTCAATTGTCCGCATTATACAATTGAATTAACATATTTTTATATTAATTCAATTTTAAATAAAACAATATATATTATGTTTATCCTTTTAAAAACACATTTAATAGTGTTTTGAACCAATTTACATTAATATATAAAAAAAATAATGCCACTACCGATAAAATATATTGCTCGTTATATAATACAGCCCAAACCAAATAAATATTGTTTATTATTCTAAACACCAGGAATAATAATACTGTTAATACACTATTAAATTTGAAAAATAACGTGTTATTTAAACCCGTGTAATATAAATACCAAGTAATATCTAATATAGGTACTGTTAGTTCAAACAAATAGGTCTGTGAGCATATTTTGGAGTATTTTTCTGTTATTAATAATGGGCCACCTATTAAAACTAAATGATGGCTGCATATTGTGATGTAATCCTTTTTAAAAAATTTATAATTTGAAGTAACTAGGTATAGATCAAATGTTCCAAAAGCGGCCGACAATGGGAGACATCGTGTCCATAACTGATAATCTATTATATGTAATAAATATGATATCGTCCACGTAGATAATATGATTGCGTGTAACGAACTGAATATTCTTGTCATTCCATTAAACCGTTTATCAGGAGGTAAATAATTTAATACTGGGTATTTTTTTAATACTCGATTTACAAATATATAAAAGATGCACCACAATGTGTAATATAGCCCAGCATGATAAAAATAAACCCGTTTATTAACGTATCCTTCTTCTAGTAACCAATTACTAGCCATCTACTTAATATAATATTTTTTGTTTAATACTATATCGTATAGTAATTAAGAAGGCTAGCAAAACTTAACCATAATGCTAATGGTATCAGTAACAATGATGATTTACTTTTATAGTTCGGTATTATTAAATATATTGTTGTTAATAACGTTAATATTATATTAATCAGCGAATATACTTTGTTGAATGAAAACAACATACTCCATGATGATAATAATATCGTCAATATTGTGTAATATATTGTCGAGTCAGGTCGTAAATACCACGAATACCCTGTTAATGTTAATAATATTGGCCACACCACACCAAAAACCCACCCTGGTGGTCTGAACCATACTTTTTTTCCTGTTGTGTCATTAACTGGATAATACATTCCTGATACATATACAGAAATCAAAGGAATAATCAAGTATAAATATTTCATCAATATTATAATAATATATAATATTATATTGATGAATTATATTATTATATTATATTTCAGTATTATATAATAATGCTAAGGTCAAAGCCTAATGCTAGGAACGAACCCATTATAGGAAGACGTCTCAATAAACTTGCAATCGAAAATAAGTCTACATACGAAGTTAAATACGAAGCTCGTATTTACGAAGCCAGACAAATTACTCATGTTGAAAATGGGGGAAATATAAATGTTGCCGGTCTTGGAGCTGGTGCTAATAATGTAACTGACTATTCGCATGCTGCGCCTCTTGACACAGAGACCGGTATAATACCCAAGAACGACTGCAACTACGTAACAGTTGACGGAAGTAAAAAGGTTCGGATTAGATATTATTACGTTGGGTTACACAATGGATATACCGAAGAGCAGCGAAATTTTACTGTATACGACGAAGTATGGTTTGAACAGCCTTCGCCGGAAACGATTAAACAAATAAAACAAGAACAAACAAATGAGGAAGAGCACCTAAAACAAGAACAAGCAAATACTAAACATATGCCTTGCGCGACGGTATTTAAAAATAAATGTAACACTAATGGTATTACTACTGAGTGTCCGCATTGTGGACATTTTTTTTGCAGTTGGCATATTAAAGTAAACAATGGTTTGTTACCAGGTGGTCATGTTTGTTACTAAATAACCAAAAGTATATACTTTATCTAGTGATATATATTTTATATTATATATTATATATTTTATATTATATATAATGAAAGATAAAGTGAAGATGAGTAGAATTCTGAGTGGATTTCAAAAAATACAAGAAATGCAAGATTGTTTGAATAAAAATTGCAGTAGTATAATTAAAAAAAGTAATGCTCATACTAAAAAATTGACTAATCAATATGTTAAACGTTCAAAAAATTGGAAAAAAACATATGACGAAGCTGGTATTATACAAAAAGAACGAAGCAAATGTTCTCTTAAACATTGTGTTAATTTAGCTAGTCCACTCACATTAAAAATATGGAAAGCAGATTCAAAAAAATATACTTCCAAAGAAGAAAAAACAAACCTTAAAAATTTTATTAATTCTATGAATGATTATGAAAAGTTTTTAAAAGAGAATCCAAAATTCATAAAATTTTTAAATAAAACTGAAAAAAATAAGAAAAACAGAAAAAATAATAAAACTAATAAGAAATCTAAAACTAATAAGAAAACTAAAACAAATAAGAAAAACAGAAAGGTTTAATATTTCGTATAACGATATTATGAACCCTCATATGTAGTAGTTTCATTTATGGCTATGTTCAGCAATATACATTAATATTGCTCTGGTATGGAATCATCGATAAATGGAACAAAACAGACCCATAACCTCCATAAAATTTCCGTAAAAGCGTTCAACCATTCTTGAAAATACGTCATTTCTGTTCTTGAAACAACGATATCACTAACATTTCCAAAAGAATAATTCACTTCCTCATATTTGAGTGGAGGTAGAGCCGATAAGAGTGATTTCATAGTATTTCTTTATCTTCATGTTGGGTATGTTTAATTAAATCAATTTTTATATTAAGGTATTATTTTTAATATAAAAAATATTGGTTATTACCCTGCATTTTTTACCTATACATTACTTCGGTATCTACTCTTCGTCGTCGTCGCTTGATTCGTCGTCGCTTGATTCGTCGTCGCTTGATTCGTCGTCGCTTGATTCGTCGTCGTCGCTGGCCTCTCCGCTTTGCATAATGGCGAGGTAGACGATTGTCTTAAGTGTGTGGTCGTACATACAGCGGTCTAGAAGATCCTTCATTCTCGTGACGATTGTTTCGTGGCTTGGAGGTGTCGCGTCATTCCACCGTGCAGAACTGTAATCGTCGAATTTATCCTCGATTTTTTCGTATGCTCTTATGAGATGGACACGCTTGAAGATGTTGCCTATCTCGATTTTATATACGTAGTTATGGGGGTCCTTGGGATAGTTCATGTTCTCTTGCCACTCGTTGAATGACCGCATCTTGTTGATGAACTCTTCCATCGTGATGAGCTCCTCGTTACACTCTTCGTCGGGGCGTATTGACATAGTGGTGACCATATTGCTTGATTGCTTTGCTTTGTTGTTGTGTGCTATTTATACATTGTGTGTTTTCGTTTCAATTTTTGTTCGGTGTTTTTGAAGTTGAAGTTTGTCATAATTCACTCTTATCCAGACTGGATTCGCTGTGTCATGACGGAACATAATTTGGGTTCACATTCTATTGTATTAAGATACGTTCGATTGATTCGTCGCCTCCGATATTTGTGAGTCTTTATTATTGCAGTGGTCCCGGTAGACATAAGTATCTGAGTATGCTTATTTTAGCTGTTTTGGAGTCGTCATATCCTTCAAGATAATTGATTTCGATTGGTGTTATTATATATATATATATATATATATATGGCCGCAGAAGAAAAATCATTATCGCCTCTTTCAAATACAAAATTTCCAAAACCAAGAAAGAAACCAAAAAAAACACTAGACTTAGATGATATTAAATATTTAAATATTCATTCTGAAAAAATAGCTGCCGAAAATGGAGATAAGCAACAAATTAAAAAAGCAAGTAATACTGAAAATAATGACAAACGAGAACAACTAATAGAATTTATTTTTAGTATGAATTCTGACCATCCTTTTTTAAGTGATGGCCGATGGTTACATTGGTATACACAAGCACAAATTATTAAACCCCAATTACAACAATTATTTAAAGGCGAAACCGGTGATACTGTAGATGGTGATTTTGACATTAAACAAATGGGTGGAAGTAAATATTCTTATGATTTTGCTGTTAATATTACAAGTAAAAATGACAAAAGTAAAAAGACTTTTATACCACTCGAATATAAACACCAAAGTTCTTTAGGTAAATTGCCTCAATTTTATCAGGTAGGCAATGTTAGTAAACCGTTTTTTGAGACACCATACCATGATTATTATTATCAACATGGATTACCGGAAATAAATGAACTTATTGGTATTGATATTAAATTACGAGGAGAAGATAAAGATACTTATGCTAAATTAATAGGTAAATCGGTTTATAGTAAAAAAGACTGGGATAAAATACGAGATGGTACATTCACCACATGTTCTCCCATTAGCGAACAACTTAAGAGTTTACGTAAAACATATGAACGCGGACAAGAAGGTAGCCCTACTTATAAAAAACAACAGCAAATTGTAAAAAAAACCATTACTAAATATTTAACAGAAATGAAAGATACTGACATGATTACTGATGAATTAATTGATGCTATACAAAAACAGATTACAGATAAACAAAAACCTATCGATCATAACGGAAACCACAAAGATAAAATTTACTTGTTATGTGGATATGAATCTAATGATTTAATTTGGAAATTAGCTCAATATCCTAGTGGAGATTTTATTTTACAGAGAGATCCAACAAAAGTAATAGTTGAACAAGATAAATTAATATTTCCTACAGAGGGCGAACAAAATCTAGAAATTAGACTTAGATGGCAAAATGTATCGGGACTATGTAATCCGTCATGGCAAATGAAACTGACTAGTAATACAACAAAACGAACACCAAATCGGTCGAATACAACAAAACGAACACCAAATCGGTCGAATACAACAAAACGAACACCAAAACGAACACCAAATCGATCGAATACAACAACAAAAAAAAAAAGAACCACTAAAACTGCATCAACAACTAGAAAAAGAACCCGTAGTCCTAGTAAATCACCCACAAGAAGTAATACCAGAGTAAATAAAAAAAGAAGATATAGTCCTATTAAATCACCCGAAGAAGACCCTATGGAAACGTAGTAATTTTATATTTAATAGTGAAAACATTCCAGTATTGTTTATATGTTATAGTTAAAAACAGCATAGATCGTTCAATTCATAATAAAATATTTCAGAATGAAGAAACAAAACTATTGGTGATGTATTTTATATTAATTTTATTAAAAAATTGATATGAACTTAAGTAAACAACCATTAAGTATTATAAATGTCAGAAATAATGAATAAAAATATCCAACCTGAATACAAACAAAATATAATACCTATTAGAGAGATAAAAATCATACAGAGATTTATACGTTATTGTCTAATAAAATTTAATAGTTTAATTTCAATAAATTACAGGGGAGATGATATAACAAGAAAAAGTATTGATGTTTTCCTACATAAAAAAAGGTCAGAAAACGATGATAATAATAAAAAAAGAGAAAATATTATAGGAGCTATAATAAATGAAAAAATACCACAAAAATATTACATATATTTGAAGAAATGGAAGAAATTAAAAGAGGAAATAGTTTCTTATATTAAAGATTTATGTAAATTAAAAAATGTCAATTCGATTTATTCTCTAGTGTGTGAACATAAAGCAGGAAGAGGAAATCATTATGACTTTTTATTAAAAATAAACAATGAATTAGAATTTCATATTGAATTTAAATTTAATGTTGTTTCTGTAAACGAAACCCCACAATTCGTATCGCCTATGAAACCCTCACAATATTTAAATGAGAGCTATGAAGATTATTTTTATAATAATTATTTATCAATACTGGTTCATGAATATAATCTATCTTTACCATGTAAAGACGATTATCTTAAAAATGTTCACTCCAATAAACCTAAATGTTTAAAAGAACATCAAGAAAAATATTATATGGGATGTAAAAGAAGTAGTAAATTTACAAATAACCAAAATGATATTGATTTTTATAATAGCTCGAATAAAGCATCACAAGAAAGTATTCGCAATTTTATTACAGAATATGATTTGAATATAGATAAGCTTACTGAATATTTATTACAAACTCAAAAAAATAAAATTTATATGTTATACAAAAATAATCATTTTACTTTAGAAACGGTTGATTTAAATAACTACACAATCATTCATGTTGAAAAAGATCCGGAACATTATAGATATTTGGCAACAAGTGCTTCTGGAAAAAAATTAAAAATATTAATGAGATGGAAAAATGGAAATGGAATTGCTTACCCTGCCTTTCAAATATCATAAATAGGAAGAATTTTACATAGTTCGGTTGTATTCATTGCATTATTTCCAAAATATAATTTAATAAATTTTTTTGTTTTATCATTTTCAAGTGATGTTACAAGTTGTCTATATTTTTCAATTAAATCATTATTACATATATCAGTGGAATATTTTATACAAATTAAATGGTTTTCTATTAAATATTTAATCTTATTATTTTCATTTTCATTAATTATACAATAATTAAATTTATAACTTCCTACACCATAGCCTCTATTGATAACTATTATGGGTCTATCATCCCCTGTTTTATCTATGTAATTCTTTTTTTCTTTATTTGAATATTTTTTAATACATAGTTCATTATTTACAATATCTGAACTGTATATCAATAGTGTTTTTTCATTATCATCGGTTAATATTTCTTTGCATTGGTTCCACACTACATTACCAACACTAACATTAAAACCTAAATTATTAAGAGTAGTAGAATTATTATATAATGATTTTAATAATTTAATATTTTCTTTAGTTCCAAATATGGTGTAATTCGAAATATTAATGGAATACGATAAATTGTTATCATTTGTGGGTTTTTTATTTTGTATTATAAGTATTATGGTATTTTGTTGTGTTTCAATATACTTATCATCACATTCAACAATATTTAATATCTTATAATTTTCAAAAAGATATTTACGAGTTTTATCGTAATACAAGCAATTTAAAAAGTTTTTAGGTAATATAAAACTCAAAATTCCATTGGCATTTAATAGTTCTAAGGATTTAATAATAAATAATATAAATATATTTGGTCTTCCATCAAAATAATTAAAATAACATTCTTCTACATCTGTTTTTTTAATTACAAAATAAGGAGGATTTCCTATAATTAAATCAAATTTGGTAGTGAATTTGTAAGTTAAATAATTATCATTTATTAATATTAAATTATCCGAATTATAATGTTTTATTGATTCATAAATTTTCTTATTCAATTCAATACCACAAATATTATAATTACTATTCATATTATTCAGTTTTGATATATATTCACAAGAACCACAAGATGGCTCTAAAATTGTTTTAACATCTTTCATATAAGGTGCTAACAGTTTAATATTATATGAAATAGTTGTCGGGGGTGTAAAGAATATACCGTTATTCTTTTTTTCGACTTTACTAATATCTGCTGTTATTTTTCGCGATAAATCAGAATAATCATCAGTTTCAATGTTATCCATTACCAATTGTGTATTAGTATGTAATTTTGTATTTTCGTTAATCAATTTTTTATTAATAATATTTTCAACAACCTCCTCTATTTTACTCTTATTATCTTGACAGGGTTTTTTTTTAATTAAGTCTTTATCAAAATGTGACTTTTGAGAAAATTCTTTCAAACAGCGGTCGCAAGTATATTTCGGCATTATATAATATATCTAACCATTTTTTTATTTAACTAACACATAATTCCTTCTTACCCAACGTGGATTCGCTCGCTAATTCGCGTAACAGTTTCAGCTTGATTTTTTCGGGTAGTTCGGATGAGACCATATTGCTCGGTTGCTTGCTCGGTTGCTATGCTCGGTTGTTGGGTGCCTTACGCTATAATGTGACGTCCCGTTTCAATTTTATACACGATGGTTCACTAGCTGTAGATTTATATGGAATGGGTTCTGAAAGTAAATGATATTCTCTCTTGTTTAACACGTTTTTCTATTGGAATTTCATGGGTAAACTCCTTTTGAAAGTTACCGCCCATTTGAAGCATCAGTCCCGAGACGAGATTGAAGTCTGTTTTGAGTTTTTTATCTTTTTTACTGCGAATTCTGAATTTGCGTGTTGAACCAAAAGATATTGACACTACACCAGCGGTTTTATGTAGATTTTGCTCATCGTCACTGTGGGCCGAAATGTAATCTTCTCCGCTTTTATATTTATTTACAAGGATTCCATTATAATTTGCGTTATACTTGGTATTTACGTAACTCAATATTTCCTTTAATGGTTCAGTCATCGGTTTTGAGTCAGCGCGTTGATTTGAATAGTGATACCCGACACTTTCATCACTGAAAAATCCTACACACCGACGTTGTTTGCAAACACGACCGTATATTACGATTTCTGGATATTCATTTAATGAATTTTCCACGTCACCAACACATTTATTTAAGAGATTTGTATCGGGAAACATATCTACGAGAACAAACGAGCCGTTTTCACTCATCGCATTCACCGCTTCCTGACTTTTCCTATTATCTTCAATACCACTATTCTGTGTTGCATCTTGATTGCTCGCCATTTCCGAACTGATCATTTTTGTGTGCTATCTATATAATCTCCTTTTTACTTTCAATTTTATACACAAGTAGCAGTGAGCGATGAATCCATCAAACGTCACTTCGCTGGTGAGGTTGCGTATGAGATTGAGTGTAAAATATTGTTGATGTATCGGACATTTTAACCACACAATAAGAAAAGACCCTTATGGGAGTTTTCTTATTGAAGTTTATACACTTATTTGGTGTTGCTGGTTGTATTTACTCCTATATATTTTATTTAACAGGTATTCAAATACTCATCAAAATGTTCGGTTTGGGTCATAGTGCGGTGTTCAAAATACTCATCTATCAATCGCGCAACACCCTTGCCGATACCATAAATCTTTTTGGGACCAAATGCCAACTCGCACCCGTTCGTAACCGGATAGTCAAGCTTGCTGATTTTATCGGCAGCATTACTGTATATTTCTCCGCGCGGCCAAGCGTATCTGTCATCGTTTGTTACGCTATTAGACAATTTTAAGAGCGCATACGCTATCTCGAAATTCTTATTGGGCGGCGTAGTAGACGCAACGATTGGGTTGTCGGCTTTCTTCGCTGCCTTCTTCGCTGCCTTCTTCGCTGCCTTCTTCACTGCCTTCTTCGCTGCCTTCTTCGCTGCCTTCTTCACTGACTTATTGACATCATCGAGAAAGAGCGCGGTATTTTCGACGAAATCATTATCGTGGATATTAACCATTATGTTCTCGGTTTGCGTTTGCGTATTCATTGTTTGCTTGTTGCTTGCTTGTTGTTTGTGCGCTATCCATATAGTGTCATTTTTCGTTTCAATTTTTTTTGGTATTTTATCTCGGTGTTTTGTCTCTGGGTATATGAAATAAAAAATGGGTTATTACCCTACCTTTCTACTGCCTATGTTATATTTATTATTTATGTTCTAACAAACCCTGTAAGTACCACACTCTGACGTACACCGTACCTTTTGTTCGTTTTTCGCCTCCCAAACACCGTATCGTAGACCATTTTTTTCAAGTTCAGTTTGAGAACCAACACGTTCATAAATTAGATTTTGCAATGTTATTAACTAATAAATGCAATGTTATTAAATAATAAATGCAATGTTATTAAATAATAAATGCAATGTAAAATAAGTTGTAGCTTCGGTGAAATAGTAGATAAAATAACAATTTTAAGAATAAAATCGAAAAATATAACTAATATTAAAGCTTTAAAAAATATAAATTTGGAATTAAAAACTATTCAAGATGAAATTCCATTAACTAACACTAAAGATAATTTATTTGATAAATTACATAAAATAAATCAAAAATTATGGATTTTAGAAGATATTATTCGTGAGAAAAGTAAAAATAAGATATTTGATGATACTTATATACAAATTGCAGAATCTATTCATAAAACGAATGATGAAAGATGTAAAATTAAAAAATTAATAAATGTCAAATATAATTCTAAATTAATTGAAGAAAAGAGTTATTATAAAAATGAAATAAAGCTAGCTAATGAAGATATTAAGAATTTAGATAAAGGTAAAATATTATATACTAATGGTGATTATGAAGAATCATATAAAATTCTAAATAGATTAATGAAAAAATATAAAAATTATAATATTTACGATAATTTTTTTGTAGATCTAATTTTTGCTTATAATAATATTATAAGTATTTTTAATTATTCTAATGAGCATAAAAATAAAATTGAACATATAATTAAAAATTTAGAAACCTTAGATATTTTATTTGAGTTAAAAGAATATTGTAAAAAAATGTATGCAACTTATTGTCTTTCTAATAAATATTATACAAATAATTATCTTAATATAATAAATTATATTATTGGACCAAATGTTAATTATAATAATATGTCATTTTTTAAAGAAAACGATAAAAATAAAACATTGTTAATTTATGATGGGGGTGGAATAGGGGATAAATTTATGTTTTCTAGATTTATACCCGAATTATGTCAAAAATATAAAGAAAATAAAATTATTTTTTTTATAAATGATAATATTGCATGGTTTTTTAATGATTGTTTTAAAAATATAGAAAATTATAGATCTGTATCCTATTCACAACCAATCTTAATAGGAAATTTCGATTACCATTGTAGTTTATTATCTTTAATGAAATATTTAAAAATAGACTATAATGATATTACATTTTCACCATTATTGAAAAATATAAATTATAAATATGAAGAAAAACATAAAAAAATTATTGAAAATATCAAAAATAATAAGAATAAAACATTCATTTTTAATTGGAAAGGTAATTCGCAAAATTTACACGAAAAATATAATAGAAGAATGGATTTAATAAATGCAATACCATTATTTCAATTACCAAATATTAATTGGATAGTAATAACAAAAGATATAACAAATAGTGAAAATAAAATTCTTAAAAAATATAAAATTAGTAATTATGGAAATATTTTAGATAATGGTAATGACTGTTTTGAAGATTCAATAAGTATCATTAATAATGTAGATGGTGTTATTTCAACCGATACATCTTTAGTTCATTTATCTGCAAATTTAAATGTGAAAACATTTGTTCTTTTAACATTAGGATGCGAATGGAGATGGACTAGAAATGACAAAAATACAAATTGGTATCCTAATAGTATATTAATACGTCAAAATAAATTTAATGATTGGTCTAATGTAATTGATGAACTAATCAATAAGTTATATAATTAATAATTTTTTATTAACTAAACACACAATTCTCTCTTACCCAACGTGGATTCGCTCGCCAATTCGCGTAACAGTTTCAGCTTGATTTTTTCGGGTAGTTCGGAGGTGGTTGACCCGGCGATTTCGATGTATTTATCGCGGAGATTCGTGTCTCGCATCCAATCCGGATACATTTGCTCGAATGCGGTTGTCCACTTCTTTTGGATGCCATATTCGGCTGTTTTTATTAATTTCTCTCCATTGTCTTCTTCCCATCCATCATTCTCATCCTTCACATACCACTCCTTGTTCTTTACATTCGTACAATGGAAAGGTCGCTGTGTAAGTGAGAGTGGTTTTAAGTTTTTTAAAACTACGTTCGATATACAATCCTTCTTGCTCTTGGACAAGTCATCCATAGTAACAAGCAGTTGATTGGCAAAGTTCTGTATAGACATTGCATCGGCGCATTTCTCATTGAGAAACATATTAACATTGATGACGTTGTTGTTGCTGTTTGTGATGGTTGTGTTGCCTAATGTGGGTAGAATTTCTTGGACACACATCATTTGCTCTTGTAATTTTTTATTTTCAATAATCAACGCTTTAACTAAGTCAACTGTCTCATCGGTAGTAAGTTTTTCAATATTTGTTTCTTTTTCATCTGGTGTATATTTACACTCCTTTTTGTGTCTGTAAAAACTGGAATGATGTTTATAAATTTTACCGCATAAACATTTATATGGAACTTTTTCTGTAGCTTTTATGTAGCATACATTGTTTTTATGTTTGTTGGTTTGAAGATGTCTTTCAAATTGTGATTTTCTCTTACTGTAATAATCACACTTTTCACAATAGAATTTAAACCCATTTTTATGGAACTCTTTTTGTAGCATTTAGTTCTTATATATGCTACATATAAAGTTCCTAAATACTTATAAAAAAAGAAAAAATAGACAAAAAATATGCTTACCATAAAATACCTACATAGATTTTATGGTAAAATAATGGTTTTCCTACATCCTCGTCTGATGCACGTTTTTTAACACGTTTTTAAAAGTATTTTGTATTTTTTAAAATAGAATTTTATATTAAAATTTACGATACTTCGCAAATATCTTTTTGTGCTACAAAATTATAATTCTTATAAAATTCAAACGTAATGTATAGAATAATCATTAGTCCAATTACGATACGATTGTAAATAATAATATTTTTAATATTTTCCTCTTTTGTTTCAACCCTTGTTGTTAAAACATAAATCATGTCTGTTTGTTTATTATTTTTTTTCTCTTGTTTTTCAATTCTGTTGATAAGGTTATTAATATCAACAACATTCTCATAGATATAAACCATTATTGCAAATGTAGTAAATAGGAAATTATATTTAATCAATTTTTAATTAAATATAAAATCAAAAAATCTCCTCATAAAGCCAATTGTCTTCGTTGTTTGATTCTACTTGGTCTTGCGGAACGTAATTCTCGTCTAACTGTATAATTTTCGCATCTGACTCCATATATTTGCGTGTTTCTTCGTTTATATTCGACATGTGTAATGATGTGGAATTCGTGTATAACTGCTCTATTTCGTTATTGTATCCATATTCCACCCTAACATTTTTTAGTAAACATTTGTATACATCCATTTACACAATCTGAATTAATATTAAAGTTTGCTGTTTTAATAAAGGCATAAAGTAAATCATCTAGTTCATCATATGTCCATTTTTCATTATCATTACTGGTTATTTCGTGTAAAATAATATCATTATCATTAGAATACTTTCCTAAACTTATTTTGTGTTTTCTGAATCTTATTTGTTTATTCACCAAATTATCATTACCTCCCAGTCCTCCTTCTGACCTTTCTAAATAG